TCACGCATATTTAATCCTCTCCACACATTTTATTTTTTGTTTGTCCCGATAACACCGACTGCAATCGCGAAATCAAGGAACCTGAATAGCAGCTCAACCTGACTGCCATAATTTGCTTCAAACGCTTTCATATCCCGGTGCAGCTCATCGTGATGCGCTCTGCATAGCGGTATCACAAATAAATCATGCGCCTTCGTTCCCATTCCCCCCTGTCCGTGTCCAATGATGTGATGAGGATCGTCAGCCTGTATGCCGCAACATGCGCAAGTCTGCGACTTTACCCATCGTGTGTATTTTTCACTTTCCCAGCGCTTACGCTTGGGCCGCTTCATGAATGATTCTGGTGATTCCGGGTCTGCATGGAGGCTGATTATCTTTTTGACGATCTGCGCTGCGTCCTGAATAACCTCTCTGGCCGGGCACTCTGCAACGATATGAGACTCTTTAGTCTCTCCTGCATAGTGTGACTCTTTCGGCATGCGCAGAACGCGACGGGCCGGTGCCTCTGGTATCAGGTCAATTACATCATTCAGGGTTGCCCACCAGCACAGTTCCGGCAGGGTCAACTGGTGGTCACCTGTTAATGCCATCTGGTTACACGCGGCTCTGATTATCCAGAGCGCGGTGTTGCCCTTTGCGATGCTCTCAACCTTGCCAGGGACACCATTTTCCCTGAACTCATTATCGTGGCTGTAGCAAAGAGACACCAGGCCGTTTTCAGTTTCTGACACAGTAAATTCATGGTGATGCCATACGCCCAACCCTTCCCGCTCCCACTGGCAGCAGTTGAAAGACTGGACGAAGGATGCCAGCGCATTAGGCCCACCAGCAGCCTTAATCACGCGTTCATGACTGAAAAAGGGAATCAGTGAGGACTCATCGAGTAATGGCTGTGTGCCATCATTCAGGCGGCCTGATGGCAGGTCTGCCATATCCAGCGTCGGAGTGCTAATTACCACCCTGCCATTAAAGAGCCTTAACAGCTCAGGACCTGGCTTGAGCAGGACGATACCTGTGCGAGGGGCTACTTCAGGTGTAAGCAATGCCCTCACTCAGCACCACCTGCAGCTTTGTACGCCGTCCATAGTCCGCCAATCCACTGAACGCCCTTAGCAGTGAAGCGTGACTGACTGAACATGTAATTTGATTCGGTAGTGGTTCCGGTTCTGACCTCAAACCGACCAGCCTCGATGTGCTGACTGTAAGGAGTCAGGACGCCATTGAGTCGGTACATAACCCGGCTTTCAATCAGGAACAGGCGAAGCTCTGGCTCTTTAGCCTCAAGAAGTTTTGCTACCTGGCGGAATGTCATTGAACTGGTGGCCGTGACGTAGCGATCCACGAACGCAACCTTTGGCGCGGCTTCGGTAAGCTGCAGCTGCAGGCGCTCTTTCTCCTCTTCCGCTTCGGCGGCCAGACGGAGTGCCTCAGCAAAGGTCTGCGGGATTTTAGCTGGCTGGCTTTCCTCTAATTCATGCAGTCGCTTGATCACTTTCATGCGAAGAATGGCACTGTAACCGGTAATCAGGCATTCGGTGTGCTCACGGTCGAGGTGATACTCAGTTCGCTGCCGGTTCATGGTGTCAAAATAGATACGCTGGAATTTCAGCGCATCTTCCCCCAAGTCATCCAGCATACGGCGAATATCTACAGTGACATTTTTGTGTTCTTTGCCCGTTAGTTCGGCAATCTCACGACTTGTCATGATTGGGGATTGAATAGCATTGGATACAGGCGCGATAGCACCCGCTGATTGATTCAGCATTTTGATCTCTCCACACACTGGAACAGCACTTTTTTAATGGCCCCGCCTCATCATCTGCAAATGAACGAGACTAACCTTTGCCAGCAACGTCTGCATACGCTACTTGTGGAAACCATCATAGCGGCAAATTTATAAAATTCACCATATACGTTTTTTATTCTCGGCCCATACCCATCAACTACCGTGCCCGAAGCAGTTTCTACAACATACAACTTCAATGATGAAAGAGCTGCACCTTAAAAGTTGCGTATGCGCTACCTCATTGATTCATCACTGCAAATTCTTTGACAATTGAATGTTTTATATCTAAATGTAATTTCTTTTCAAACTTTACTTTCGCCTTAGAATACTTAGACGTATGCCCGCCTAAGATTGAAAATCAATGAATAGATTATCATGATGACTTCAAACCAAACCATTTGTTAATCTTGCAATTTATCGATTTTTGAACTATCGTGAGAAAAAATTATTGCTGATCAAAATATAATGAAAAAATCCTTTTCTGCTATGTCTTCCTTCACAAAAAAATCTGTGATTATGACAGTATTAATAACTGTTGTTTTAGTCTCAACGTCTGGAACTTTGCTGGAAAGCTTCCACCAAAAATTGCCATCAATTCTTAAATACATCATTGCGAACTCAGATATGCTTTTGGCCATCATTGCTTCTCTAGCAGCAACCGGTGCTTTTTTAAGCTCAATGATTAACTACTTAAACAAAGGGATTGGCGAAAATAAAAATCACAAAACCAATGATGATTTATTAGATGAAATAAAAATACTACATCGAAAAATTACGGATATTGAAAACAAACCCTCATCTGGATTGGCGGTTGAAATAAATGAAAAAGAAAGAGAAGAATTAATATCTGAAGCAAAAAAAAGAATAACTGGAAACACAATTCTCCTTGCTGACGCTAGCTTGAAGGCAGATATATCTGATTTCAAAAAAAGTTATAGTTTACACAAACTCCATACCGACATGGTTTTTAGATTAGAGTCCGAGATAGATAGACTTAATCGACGTGGTGGAGTTAACCTCGCCATAGGATCAGTGATTGCGCTTGTAGGGATACTGTCTCTTGCTTTCTTCCTTTACCACTCACCAAGTACTTCAGGCGGATTGAATTTTTTTATTCATCATTTACCTAAATTATCATTTGTAGTAGTTGTTGAGCTTTTTGCTTACTTTTTTCTGCGTCTTTATAAAAATGGCTTTGACGAAATAAAATACTTTCAAAATGAAATCACAAACATTGAAATGAAAATCATGTCACTTAAATATGCCCAAGACTTCAAGAGTGAAGACATAATAAAAGAGCTGGCAATGCATTTAATGAAAACGGAAAGGAACTTTATTTTAGAAAAGGGTCAGACCACAGTATCCATTGAGAAGGAAAGATTGCAAAAACTTTCAGACTCTAAGATAACAAGTGTTATTTCTGATATTATAAAATTAAAACAAAAGTAAAGTAAGGTCAACAAGATATGCTAACAATACATCTAAGTCAAAGAACCCTGAAATATTTTAATAAGTACGTGACTTAGTGAAATCTTTAAAGCTGAAAGATAATTGAAGCATTGAGACTGCTGAAGAGCGCCTATACGCGCTCTTCAAGATCTGGCTATTATGTGAAAACATCTATAATTGGGATGTTCCTTCTTTAATAAACCTTAAAAATTAAGGCTTACCTAAAACTTCAAGAACGGCCTGTCGTAACATCCGGTAATTAGACCAGCACCCGCGATCGGTTTGCGCCACCAGCGCGGTAAATTCATTTATGGTGCATGGTTGGCTCTGGCGCAAATCAGACAGCGCTCCAGTGAACCGAAGCAGATGTTCAGATACCATATCCTCATCATTGAGCTGCTCGGTCAGCCAGCGCTTGACGGCCAGTTCGTCTTGGCGCTGCTGAGTGAGCTTCACAGCTCTCTCAATGGTGTCAGCTGGCACGACGATGTGCTCCGGATGCTCAACTGAGTCAGCCGCCCAGGTATGCGCGAATTTTGACTCAGCGTAGGTGTATTCATTTTTAATTTTGAAAGCGGCCTGAACGCAGGCCCAGACTTCAACACCGCTTTGTTCGAGAATATCCTGCTTCAGCAATGGCAGGTCATCGCCATAATCTTTATCAGACTCATCAGCGCCCGCGCTATCAGCTTTCAGGTGCTCACGCGGCTCACCGTCTTTGGGTTCCGGCCAGTTACGTGCCTTATTGACGCTTAGCTTCAGCTCCATCGCAGCGTTAAGCTCTTCTTCGCTGATACCGGCGCGGCGTATGGCGTCCCACAGTAGAAACTGAAGGTCAGCCCATTCCGACAGGTCGTCTGGTGCTTCGGCTGCTTCCATCGCCTCTTTTGCCAGGTGCTTCAGGGGTCCAGCCGGACCAACATCGCCGAAAGTTTCCTGTGACCATGCCGCATGCTCTGCCCGGATTTTTTCACGCAGTTTTGCCGGTGAAACGATGGCTGCTGAACGAGTTAGCTTCTTCTTACCAGCTGCTTTCGCCTTCTGCATCTGCTCCTGCGCTACTGATGATGCTTTCACGCCATGCTCACGCTGCAGGGCTACCGCAGTCGTCGCGGCCACTTCACCAGACTTCACCATCTCAATCAGCGGTTCGCCAACGGTCAGCAGCTGGAGGTGCTGTTCAACATCGGTGATCGAACGTTTTACCTTGGCGGCAATCTCAGCTGGCTCTAATCCCTGATTCACGAGGCGCTGATAGGCTGCGGCACGTTCCAGCGGCAACAGGGCGCGGCCCTGACTACTGGTGACCATGAACGCCACGCTGTCAGCCTCACTGCCCACAAAGTCCTTACACTCAAGGCGCAGCGTGTAGCCTGCTTCCTGTGCCAGTTTCGCACCGTAATAACGATGGTGACCGTCGATAATCTTGATGCCCTTCTCCGTGACCTTTACAGCCAGCGGAGGCACGTGCTCACCAGCGATAAAGGCATCCCGGAATTCTTCGACATGGGTCTGATCGATATCACGAATGTTGTAATTAGTTTCGACATACAGCTCATCAACGCCCAGCAGGTAGGTTTTTCGGGTGGTGATATCGGTATCGCTATTTTTCTTGTCGTCGTAAACGCGCGCTAAAGTGCTCATGCTGTGGTCAGCTCCCATGTCAGGACAATAATCAGGGCGGTAATCATCACGACTGCGGTTCGGATGGCCCGGTAGAAAAACTCATTACGCTCGTAGTGGCTCTTCAGGTGCGCTTTCATTGGCGAACCTCACTCAGGAAGCTTTCACCGATACGGCCAGTATCAAGGCCGCCGTAGCTACCACAGTTGAGAGCCCCTCTTACTGCACAGCGGTCGCAGTTCTCTTTAGCTTCGTTGCGTGATGCATCAAATCGAGCCACCAGCATCGCCTCGCGCCATACCTGAGCTGCACGCAGCCAGAACCCTTTGCTCTCCAGTTCGGCGGCCTGCTTCGCCTTGTGGCTGAATTTCTCGCTCTCAACCGGTAACGGGCCGGTGTTGATCGAGTAGCTCCAGTCGCTGGAACGCTTTAGCAGTCCTTTGGTGAACAACGGTTTGATAAAACGCTTCACCGATGTCTCATTCAAGCCGGTTAGCTTGCAGAGTTCGCGAACCTTCAGCGGGCCATTGCGGGTAATCAGTTCAAGAATTTTTGATTCGTAGTTGATCATGATTTATCCCCCGTTATCCGCGAAAGCCGTGTGGCACTGAGCTGTCAGGCTGAGGAATCACCGTGATATCCCGCTGCATGTTGCGCTTCAGGGCATTCCACTCAGAGCGTGGCGGGCGACCGGCCTTATCCCACTTTGTCGCTGACTGGAGATAGCCAGGCAGATTGCCGGGGATGAACAGCGTTTTGGGACGCATGTACTGGTATTCCTCGGTTCCTTCCCAGTGGGCGTGTTTGTAATCCACCACCAGGCAAAGCTCTTCCACCGTGAATTTGTCTTTCAGTCGGGATTTGATGTGCCCCATCGACGACTGCGCCTCTGTGTGCTTAGCGCCGGTGATTTTGTTCAGGTGACGTAAAACCTGACGGGAACGATTGATAATTGACCAATCATCGTCTGGTTGCGACGCAACCTGACAAAAGGTTTTTTTATCTGATGGATCATGTTTTGAATTTACTGACGGATCGTCGCCAGATTCTGGCGGGTCAAAACTGTTATTTTTGCTGGATTCTGACGGGTGAAAATTTGATGCGTCAAAATTAGGTGCATCAGATTTTGATGCGTCATATTTTGATGTGTCAGATTCTGACGCCTCAGATTCTGATAGGTGAGCGGCAGCTGATTCGCGAAGCTTTTTGATATTCAACTGATACATGTTGGAGTTATTGCGGTTACCTTTGCGACGTGATGTGCTGGTCAGCCAGCCTTCACTCTCAAGCTTGCGGATCGAAGTACGAACAGTGCTCGGGCCAGCGCCAATCTGACGGGCAATGGTAGCAATCGACGGCCAGCAAACACCCTCGTCGCTTGAGAAGTCAGCCAGGCGGGCCATGATGGCAACCATAGTGATCTTCATGCCGGAAGATGCGCAGCCGTCCCAGACGAATGCAGATAATTTAACGCTCATGATTTACCCCAACCTCTCTGAAATACTGCTTGAACCGTTCAAGAGAACTGAAGCACTCGCCATGTTCGTAGTTGTCACGCAGGTAGATAACCCGGTCGTTCTCTGGCTCCCAGCGAATGACCCGCACAGGGATGCCGCGCTTATCTCGGAAGATACGGTCAAGTTCTCGCATTTGGTCGCCTTCATTCGCTGGTTAGCATTGCCCACAGCCCAGTCAACAAAGCTGTGGTTAACTTCTTCGCTGATGCCTGGTACATTAAGCACATACCGCAGCGGCTCACTGCTGAGACGTCCACCAGCTGAAGGAAGGCAACGGAATTGCGGTAACCCTGATAATCTGATTAAATTGATCACGCGATTAGTTCTCCACACACGTTGATTTAGTCGCATCGAACGCCGCGGGCTGCAATCCTGCGGCGTTCACCTTTTCTGGCGGGCAAAACACGCGATACAGCAGCGTCAGATGTTCCTGCCACTTAGCCATAACCTGATAGCTGTTCTCTTCAATCTGCTCACGCTCCGTCGCATCAATCACACCGTCAGCTGTTGCTTTGCGAATGTAGGCAGAGTGCTTGCCAATCCACTCAACTGACTCCATCAGTCGCTGATTGATATCCGCGTTATCAACATCCTCAATGTCCACCAGCGGGACGTTGACACTGTTTGACTGACGGGACACCGCGTTAGCGATGTGCTTGGTGCCGCTTGCCTGTTGCAGGACCATCGCCCAACCCAATGGGAAAATCTGATCGCCATTAGTGCGGAGGCGGTTGAACAGCGCATCCTCTGTAACGCCCAGCCATTCGGCAGCTTCTGAATACCCACCGGGAAGACATGAAATAGTCTTTTTAATTGCTGCCACCAGCCAGGCTGGTTGTTTTTCTACTTGCCAGTGCTTCTGATCCACGGTTGACCTCTGCTTTCTGTGGTTATCTTTACGAAGCGTTTGAAGTAGGCTTGTCGTAAAGGGACGGTTGAAATTTGAGTTTGCCTTTCGTGCGGAAGGCAGCTTCAGCGGCCCGGCCTTTTGGAATTAAACCGCCCGGACGCTTTCGCCACTGATAAAAGGCTTCTGGTGAAACATTGAAAAAGGCTGCCGCCTTGTTTGGCGTACCGAAAAACTTCTCTAAATCACTGGTAGTCATAATGGCCTCCCCTAAGAATTCTTAGATAGTATTTTCTAAATTAACTTTGGTCAATAAAAACTAAGATAACTTAGTTACTTTTCATTTAGGGGATTTACTGTGAGCTCTCTTGGGGGGCGCGTTAGGGCGCTACGCATGGAAAAAAGGCTGACGCAGGGTCAGCTCGGTAAGGCAGTAGGCGTTTCGGACGTGACCGTAGGCTATTGGGAGCGCGATCAGAACACACCCGGAGGCTTGAAGCTTTCTAAGTTAGCTTCTGTGTTAGGTGTAAGCGAAACCTATTTATTGTACGGTAAGGAAGATGAATCAAACATTGCGCCAGCGCCTATCGGCAGCATGAAGGTTCCAGTAATAAGCTATGTGCAAGCTGGAGTTTGGAGCCCTGAATGTGATGCGCGCAATTTAGAAGGGAATATTGATTACGTGTTTAGCACTGGTAACTTCTCACAGGGAACGTTTGCCCTAAAAATCAAGGGCAAGTCGATGGAGCCAGATTTTGTTGAAGGTGACCTTATCCTTATCGATCCAGAACTTAGCCCTCAGCCTGGCGATTATGTTGTGGCTAAAAATGGCGAAGACGAAGCGACCTTTAAAAAGTACCGAGCCAGAGGTGTAACTGAAGACGGCAAGGAAATTTTTGAACTTGTTCCTCTAAATGAAGACTTTGCTGTACGCAGTTCAGCCAAGGAAAAATTTAATATCATTGGCGTTCTCGTCGAACATCGTCGCCTTATGAGGCGTTAAACCTCAAAAAAATTTGGAGCCTAAATTTATTTAGGCTTTTTTCTTGACCTCAAATCTAAGTTATCTTAGATTAATTACAGATTACTTAGCCGCGCTTGCAGGCGCCGTTTTTAAAAGTGTGTGGAGAGGCAATGAAGATGATCAAGAACATGTCGAACACAACGGTCAGGGACCTGATTACCTTTTTGAGGCTCTTCCCAGATGCTGATGTTGTCTGTTGTGGTGATGCCGGTGTGGTGAGTGTGCAGTGTGATGTCGAAGACGTGGTTCGCGGACCAGCGTTTTAAGAGTACGGAATTACTGTGTTGGCGGTTACTCATGAAGGTTTGTTTAACCGCCCTTTTTCACAACGACAAGGACATTTGCAAAGCGGGTGTTTTCGAACGCTTTAGAGACGTGGAGTAAGTGTCCTTTTCGTTGTGGTGATTAAAGCCCGGTAACGTTTCATGTTACGCAGGGGTAACAGTCAGAGCGCGGACTGGAGGGAAACGGCGTTACTGCGACATGTAAGGGTCGCCGCCACAGCATTAAACCGCAGGCTGGTTCAGTCTTAATTGACCATCAGTGCCTGCGCCGGATGGGGTAACCGGCACCACAATCAAAGAGCGCGGGCGTGAAAAACTGAATCCTGCGACCAGCACAAAAACCGAATCCCGATCGGGCTGGGCAAAAGATGGTGCAGGCGGACCGCTCTTTTTGATTGTGGTGAATGCGGCCAGCGCGCGCGGAAGACTGACAAAGATTGCACACAGTCTAAGAGTTTCCGCTCTGGTTTTTGTCAGTCTGACCAGAGCACCGGGAGGCACCCGGCACCGCAGCAACCTTTCAAGTGTGTGGAGTAATCGGGCTGTGGGTTATTGCAGTAACCCACCAGCCAACTTAAACGAATCCCAAAAGTTTTTTATTGCCATCACTGGCAAGGGATTCATGCAACTAAAAATCGTGTGTGGAGAATTTCATGGAAAATCCGAACGACCATATAACCGTAGGCATTATCACCCTGCCCTATAGCCATATCCTGAACGGCTGGATTTTGCCTGACGGCTCCGTAGTCACCAATCCAATTAAGGCGCAGAACGAAGCTGAGCGCCTTAACAGCACCATCACCATTCACTGAGGGCGATGACATGCATCATTTCAAATCGAATAAAGAAGTCGTCGCTGCCGGCCACCAGTTCGCTAAGAACATCGGGATGGATACTCCTCTGATCGAAATGGCAAAGATGGTGACTGAGCTGTCGTCGCGTCTCGACGTTGCCACCGTTCGTGCCAATCTGATGGCTTCAGAAGTGCTGCGTATCAACAGCGTGCTTCCTGACACTATTTCAGCCCTACAGGCTGCAGGCGCAGACCTGACGCTAATTGATGACCTTAATGCAGCACTTGCTACGCCAGCCTGCGATCAGTGGATTCGAACACTGCGCGGAGAAACACTCGGTGAAGCTCGGGTTGCTTTGTCTTCGCTTGGATATACGCAGCCTGGCATCAATCAATGCATCGGCATCATTTCCCAAATGGAAATGGATTTGCTCCGCTCACGCACAGTAACGCTGAAGGTGGTGTCATGAAAAAGGTCGCCCAATTTCGCCGCAGCAATGGCCCAAATGCTGGTTTCAGTGAAAAGCTGGCCTGGCAGTTATCAAAAGGCCCGGCAACGGGTCGGGAGCTTGCACAACGACTCGGTATGACCCTTAGCGAGTTCAACCGTTTAGTCCTTCACATCATGCGCCGCGGGGGGGAGACACTTCAGGTTGAGGCATCCAATCAGGTCTGTCTCGGTGGCGGATCAATTGATCGCACTTACACACTGGTCAGAAATCCGCGCCGTGTTGCTCCCCCGCCATGTAAGCCAATGGTTATTAACTACAGCAACGACCGTTCTGAAGAAGCTATTAAGCGCCATCGTGAAGCAGCTGCACGCCGTGCTCGTCTGATTGCCAGCGGGCTGTATCTGGAATGTATTGTTGGGAGTGCTGAATGATGGACGCAACCACCAAAAAGAAATACCTCTCCAAAATACAAAAATTGATGCGCCTGGCTGAGAACACCAGCAGCCCTGCAGAAGCTGCCAGTGCCATGTCAAAAGCGCAGGCATTCATGCGGGAGCATGGTCTGAGTGAATCAGAGGTCGTGTTCTCTGAAATCAGCACCAGTGAAAGCAAAAGCTCTCCAAGCGATGCAGAGAAACTACCTCTTTACATGATCTACCTTACTCAAACTATCGAAAAGGCCTTCGCTGTGAAATGTCTTGTGAGCTGGAGAGTAACCCCAAGCTACCGCTATAAGCGCGTCGTTAAATTCTATGGCCTGGATGGACGTGATATCGCAGCTGCGTACATTTTTGACGTCCTAACGCGACAGATTAAGCAGGCTCGAAAAAGTTTCATGAATAGTAACTGCGAGAGCTGGTTTGCCCCAAAACGTAAGGCGGCATTAGCTGACCAGTTTTGTGAGGGCTGGGCCTCTGGTGCATTTCACGCAGTCAAAGAGCTGGTTATTGACGAAGAGCAGGAATCCAAGATGAGGGCCTACGCGCAGAAGCTGCGAGATGAGGGTTTTGGTAAAGCCAGGTTCCGTAATAGTAAAGATGCTGACAGACCCTCTCTTGCTAAATATCTCGGTTACCAGGAAGGCAAACACGCAAAAGTGTTTCATGGGGTTGATGGTAGCAGTAATGGCCCTGCGCTAATCGTTGTGGCGTAGTGACTATCAGTGAATGCCTATTGAGCTTTATGGCCGACATTGTGCGCACCGCTAAGCAAGTAAGAAACAGAAACTAACATTGAAACGCCGTGACCTGTCACGGCTCAGCTGGCCTGTTGCAGCAGGTTGTGTGGAGAGAACCAGATGTCTGATATTGAAAACGTGATAATTTCTGATGCCGATATCGAAAAAATAACCGGCTATAAAATCCCCTCAAAACAATGCCAGTGCCTAAAACAGGCGGGTATATTTTTTGTGGTCCGCCGTGATGGTCGCCCCAGAACTACATGGCAGCATTTCAACGATCCCATTTCATCAAGAAAAGCCCCGGACACTTATCAACTTGAACCCAACTTCGGAGCATTGGATTAATGGCACGCGTTCGCAAAAACGCTGCAGATGCCTGGATGCCGCCACGCGTTTATCGCGGTAAGTCAGCCTATGAGTTCCATCCCAAAAACGGTGGTGCTATACGCCTCTGTGCGCTAGATGCTGCCCAGTCTTCTGTATGGGCAGCATATGAGGCGCTGATAAATGAGATACCTGATGACAAGCTTCTGGCGTCACTGGCTGACCGCTTTTTCAAATCGGCTGATTTTTTCGAACTGGCACGCGAAACACAGCGGGACTACCTGAAATATTCAAAAAATGTTTTAGCTGTTTTTGGTGCCATGCCATCTGATGCAATCCGGCCTGAGCACGTCCGAAAGTACATGGACAAACGGGGAATAAAAAGTCGGGTACAGGCCAACCGGGAAAAGGCGTTCATGTCCCGTATGTACCGCTGGGGCTATGAGCGTGGCATGGTTAAGGGTAATCCAACGAAAGGGGTTAAAAAGTTCAAGGAGGCGTCGCGAGATCGGTACGTGACAGATGCGGAGTACCAAGCTCTCTATTCATGCGCGCCTGATGTGGTGAAGATCGCTATGGAATTAGCCTACCTCACCTGCTCCCGTCAGGGTGATATTCTCGCAATGAAAAAGAGCCAGATCATGGATGAGGGCATACTGATCAAACAGAGTAAAACCAGTGTTGCTCAGATCAAGGCGTGGTCGCCACGGTTTGCAGCAGCAATCAAAATGGCAGCGGAATTGCCGCTCAAATCAGGGATGAGCAGTATTTTCATCATCCACCAGCCTAATGGTTCTGGCTACACTCGAGACGGGTTTAATAGCCGCTGGAGTGCTGCACGTGAAGCGGCAAAGCTCAAATTTCCAGAACTACTGTTTGATTTCACTTTTCACGATTTGAAGGCAAAGGGTGTGTCTGATCTGGAGGGGGATTTGTACGAGAAGAGAGCCATTACGGGGCATAAAAATGTGGAGCAGACTGCGGCTTATGACAGAAAAATAGTGGTGGTTCCCGTAGTTGGCGGACAGGTGAAAGAGAAATAATATTAGGAGTGGATATTAGGAAGCTGGATTCAGGCACAAAAAAACCGCCTCTGAGGGGCGGTCATACGACACTGCTTATCATTGATTTTATTGGTAATTCGATATGGTGCCCGGGGCGGGACTTGAACCCGCACAGCCTTACAGCCGAGGGATTTTAAATCCCTTGTGTCTACCGATTTCACCACCCGGGCAGGGTGT